TATTAATAAAAAGGTAGTATTATGAACAATAGACCGTCTGGTTCCATCCCCCGCAAGACGACGATTAACGATCAGCCGCACATGCTGGCGTATATAAATCCACAAGAAGCGATGATGTTAAAGAGTATGGGCGGCTCGGGTCAACCCGGTCCGGGCGGCATACCTGCTTTTTATTATGGTGGTGATTTTGGCGAAGGCGGTCGCGGTAAAGGCAACCCCGGAGCAACTGGTCCCGGTCAAGATGGACCCGGAGGTCCCGGTTTTTCTGGCGGTGATCAAGGTCCAGCGGGTCCCGGTGATTTTTCACCTGCCAACAATCAAGGTCCCAGTCAAGCCGACGTAGATAATCAAAACCAAATAAATAAACAAAGAGCAGAAGCTGTTCAAAAAGAACAAACCGATGCCATTGAAGCTTTTCAAAAAAAGGTAGATGATAATAAACCAAAAACTATATTAGATTTTATGCCGTTAAGTTTTGTTGGTAAAAAATTAACAAACCTACAAAACCAGACAGCCATAGATCAGTTGTCTGGTAAAAAATCGTACAATCCGGGATTGTTTGATCCGGGGGGACTTTTGTCAGGACCGAAGTCTAAAAGTTTTTCTCATTTTTCTCCTGTTACAGACCAAAACGGTAATGTAGTGGGTTCTCAATCAATAGCGACAGATGGAACAACAATAGGATACCGCGGACAACGGAGCGGTAGTTTGTCGGGATCGCAAGGAGATCCTCAAGGATATGTAAATGCAATGAACGCAGCGGGACAAGGGGGCCCTCCAGAGGGTGGGCAAGAGCCTCTTTTCCAAACAACGGATCCAACAGACGTAACTGGAACAACGACAAATCCATATAATCCAGAAGATTATTTAATTAAAAATTTAGCAATAGACCAACCTAAAACTACAACAGGTTTTGAGGTTGAATCTATATATAACCAAGGTGGGGTTGTGTCACTGGACCCATTTAACCAATTAAGGAATAGAATGTAATGGCTGAAGAAGACAAAACAGGTTTTGCTAGTTCTTTAATGGACTCAAGCGTAAGCAGTATTCCTTCTCAGATTGATGAAGACGATCTGCGGGCCGAGATTGAAATAGAGTTACCCGATAGCCAGAATAATGTTATGGCAATGATTCAAGCGGAAGACGTGGGTGGTATTGAGATAACGCCTGAAGATGACGGCGGAGTGATTGTTGATTTTGATCCGAGTGACGAGCGCGGCGATAGCGATGATTTTTACATGAATTTGGCTGAAGAAATGCCGGATCGCGAGCTTGGTCGTATTTCCAGTGAGTTAACGGGTGAGTATGATTCTAACAAGGCCAGTCGTCAGGAGTGGGAAGATACTTATTCTAATGGTTTGGAGCTTCTTGGGTTTAGTTATTCTGAGCGTACGCAACCGTTTCGCGGCGCGTCGGGCGTAACCCATCCTTTGTTGGCCGAGGCTGCAACGCAGTTTCAAGCACAAGCTTTTAATGAGCTTCTTCCTGCGAGTGGTCCTGTAAAAACCCAAGTTATGGGAGAAGAAACAATAGAGAAAGTGGCACAGGCCCAGCGTGTCAAACAGTTTATGAATTATTATTTGACCAGTGTTATGGATGATTACACGCCAGACATGGATCAAATGTTGTTTTACTTACCGTTAGCGGGCAGTACGTTTAAAAAAGTATATTACGATGAAGTTCTGGACCGTGCGGTTAGTAAGTTTGTACCGGCAGAAAATTTGGTTGTACCGTATGACACGTCAGATTTAGATAGTTGTCCTAATATTACGCAATCTGTTCGTATGTCATTGAATGATTTACGCAAGAAGCAGGTATCTGGGTTTTATTTGGATGTGGATGTTATACCGGCACAAGAAGAAATGGGAGAAATAACGCAAGAATTAGATAAGATAGGTGGCTTTGAGCCCAATGATATTGATTACGACTGCACCATACTTGAGTGCCACGTTGATTTAGATTTAGAAGGTTATGAAGAAACTGATGAGGACGACGAGCCTACAGGTATTAAGGTGCCTTACATTGTGACAATTTCGCAAGACAATGGTGAGGTTTTAGCTATTCGTAGAAACTATCGTGAAGATGATGACAAAAAGAAAAAAATACAATATTTTGTACATTACAAATTCCTACCGGGATTTGGTTTCTACGGACTAGGTTTAATCCATACTATTGGCGGATTGTCGCGAACCGCCACAGCGGCACTGAGGCAACTTATCGACGCAGGTACGTTGTCCAACCTCCCTGCGGGATTCAAAGCCCGTGGACTACGCATCAGAGACGATGATGAGCCTCTTCAACCCGGTGAGTTCCGAGATGTGGACGCTCCCGGAGGGGCTATCCGTGATAGTCTTATGCCGCTGCCTTTTAAAGGACCCGACCAAACATTGTTTAATTTGTTAGGTTTTGTGGTTAATGCTGGCCAGCGCTTTGCAACTATTACAGATATGAAAGTTGGCGACGGCAACGAGAACGCAGCAGTTGGTACAACAATAGCAATGTTGGAACAGGGCTCACGGGTTATGTCTGCGGTTCACAAACGGTTGCATTATGCAATGCGGCTTGAGTTTAAGATACTTGCGCGGGTTATGCACGATAGTTTGCCACAAGAGTATCCTTATTCTGTTGCGGGCGACGATGCGAAGATCATGGCATCTGATTTTGATAAAAGGGTAGATGTAATACCTGTGTCTAATCCGAATGTATTTAGTCAGTCTCAGCGTATTTTGTTGGCGCAGACCAAGTTACAGTTAGCGGGTGCAGCGCCTGAGTTACATAATATGCATGAGGTTTACCGCGATATGTACGAAGCGTTAGGCGTGATGGATGTAGATCGAATAATGGCTGCGTTACCTGATAGCGAACCGATGCCCACGGACCCTGCCAAGGAAAACATTAACGCATTAGAGATGTTGGATTTAAAAGCATTTAAAGGTCAGGATCACCAAGCGCATATTATGGCGCATATGATATTTGGTGCATCGCCCATGGTAGGTAATCTACCACCTGTTGCGATTATTTTACAAAAACATATTTTGCAGCACATTCAAATACAAGCTCAAGAGCAAGCCGCCGGACAGTTGGCCGAGCAAATGCAAGCTTCGGGGCAGCAAATGAATCCGGAGCAAGATATGGTAGCGATGGATAGTTTAACGGCGCAGCTTATTGCGCAGGGTATGCAGCAAGTTAAAGAACTATCTGCACAAATATCCGGAGAAGGTCAGCAAGGACCTGATCCACTGGTACAGCTTAAAGAGAAAGAACTTGAGATTAAATCACAGGCTGAACAGAACGATGCGCAAATTGATGCACAAAAAATGCAGCTTGATACGCAATCCTTGCAGATGCGTAATCGCCAGTTTGGTGAAAGGTTAAGTGCGCAAGAACGTCAGACTCAAGCCCGAATTGATTCCGCAATGGAACGGGAAATACTTAAACAGCAAGGAGATTAATATGAAAGATCGAAAAATTAATGTAAATGGAGCCCCACCACCTAGTACACCGGCAGCGGTTACATATGCTGATATTAAAGGACAAGGGCGCATTCCATATGGTAAAACTGCGGAAGCAAAAATACCTATGAAAATGACACGAGGGACTGCTCGCGGCATGGGTGCTGCAACTAAGGGCGGCAGCTATTTAGAGTGCTAAGAGTAATTGTTTTTAGCGTGCTGTTAACCGGATGCACCGGCTTTACGGCGGATTGCCCCCTCAAGTTGGGAGAGCCTTTTTGTAGCTGGAGTAAGAAATGAGAAACAAATGGATCTGGATAGGGTTGGCACTGGTAATATTTATTGCTGTAATTTTCTACGGTGTAGATAAGGCGATGTGTACACCTCCCTGTATTTAAATGAGCAAGCTAACAGCCCAACAGAAGTCCACCATGACATGGCGGTGGACGGCGCTTATATTTTATTTGTTAATTTGCTTTTATGACTTCCTATTCTGCCCTGTTTGGTGGGGGTTAAACAGGCCAGACATTTCCCAATTCATGGATATTATTAACGCCACATCAGAGCCTATGGTTCAAATGGAATTGATGAAAAAGCTGACTGGACAACACGAGCCCTTTACGCTTTTGGGGGGTGGATTGTTTCATCTGGCATTTGGTGCTATCCTGACAGGGTCAGCGTTTGCCAGTAAGGAATAACATGAGAAAAATTATTTTATCTTTATTGTTTTTAATTTTTTTAGTGCCTATGGCTTTTGCAGAGGGCTGTGACAGCGCAACAAACTCTAACTGTATAGAAACAAACAGCGATACAAATTCTAAGGTAGACTCTACGTTAACGTCTACAACAACAGTTAAGTCTCCCCCACCTTCTGCTATGGCTC